GGCTTCCACGATCCGGCCGCTGACCTCGCGGACGACCTTGCCGCAGCCGATGCCCCGCTGGTAGGATTTGCACGCAGGGTGGATCATTTCGGGCATCAGGTCGAACAGCAGGTCGTTGGCAATGCCCAGCACCACGCGGTCGATGGGTTCGTTCACATAGACCGTGCGGTACTCGCCGTTCTCCTTTGGGATCTGAGCGGTATGCGGCGGAGAGATCGCATAACTGCCTTGCATCATGGCGTCGGCCATGGCAAGTCGCGTATGCTCGTCGGTCAGCCGTAGAAGTTGGTCTTTGCGGATGTCCTTATCCACTCCTTTGTCAATGGCACGTTCCCAGCGGCCTATGTCAAAGAACATGCGTAAGATTTTGTCTTCCATGGTTCAGAATATTTCATTAAGTGCTTCATACAGTTGATAGACCATCTCCTCGGCAGCCTCCATGTCGCTAACGATATCCTTGATGTGATATGGGGCGCCGTTTTGACCATGGCCGTCCGGGCCGATCCACAGATAGGCTTCCTCGTCGACGTCGAAGCTCTCGTAATACCGTTTGACCTCTTCGATCAGTATCGCCGGATTGCCGTCAGTCATCGTGGCCGAGAAGTTGAAGTCCTGACCAGCGGGTGTGAATTGAGAGAACTCGAACTGAATACCTCCCTCTTCCGTTTCGTCGGTACTGACACTCCATCCGTGCTGCTCCGCCTCGAACACGATCTTTTGGATGCTTTCGTCTGAAGAGATTCTGTCTTCCATCGTTCGGATATTTAAGATGTTATTTTGCTGTTTATCTGTTATCAGTATCGACACCTACCTCAAAACCATAGAACATGGCGTAGCTTGTAGCGCGGTCTTCATCGGTCCAGTCGGCGAAATATTTGCGCCACGTAAGACCACATTTCGTGTGGCGCTCGGTGATGCGAACGATTGCCATCTCGTCGCCGCAGAAGTCGAAGCGGGCGAGAACCTCGCTCGCGATGGTTTGGCGGTTATTGTCGCGCCAGTTGTCCTGCTCCCACGACGGCAGCTCCGGCGGAAGATGGGGTGCGAACCAACGCCAGAAGTCGGACGTGTCAAGCAGGCGGGCCGGCTTACCCGCAAAGTCGTTCCATGCCTCGTGGCAAGCTTCCTGCAACGTGGGGAAGCCTACGGGGAAACGCCCCTTGTCGTTGCCCACGCGCAGGTGTTCCTCCCATTTATGGTTGCAGAGGATGAGCGTCGCCTCGTCGGAGACTTCGAAGCTCGGCTCGAAGAACTCGCCGCTGGCGATGCGCCACGAGCCACCGGGGCCCGATGTGTCGCGGAGAATAAAGCAGGGCTGTTTCTGATTGTCCTCGGGAAATATCTCCCAGAACTCACGACAATAGCCTTCATCGTCGTGGTGAAATTGTATCTTCAGTTCTTTCTTTTTCATCGGTTTTGTTTTTTTTGAGGTCTGGTCGTCGAACTGCGCCTGATGCTCCGGGCATAACTTGACGTAATACTTTCTTTCGGCCTGCCGGCGCTGGTAACTCTCGTCGCTTTCATCGGGCCTGCGCGGGGTTTGCCCGCAGGCGAAATGCTCCACGAGTACGCATCCGCAGGCGTGGGTGATCTCGATCGATGTACTAAGGGTTTCGATTTTCGCCCCTTCTTTGGGCACGGCGTCGCTTTCGATGAAGCGGACCTTATCCAGTGTGTCCATAGTTTTCGTAAATTAAGGTAATGGGATGTCGTTGATGCCTATTTCCCGCTGGGATAAGACCATTTTGTCGAGCTGCTCATGCGGTACGCCGCGTCGCTCCAGATACTCGCGGAACACCTGCGGCGTGGCGCTGTCGAAGACGATGAACCGCCCCGACGAATAGGCGAAGGGAATAACGCCGGCCATGAAGAGGCTGGCAAGGCTCTGCGGAGCATTGTCGATGACAAGAACCAGCCGCTCCGGCGTCTTCTCTACCTCCTTTCCGGCATATTTCGGATTGTCGCGCAGTCTGTTCCCGTCGTAGAGCTCGCAGGCGCGCTCCACGACAAGACGGCGGTTTGCAGGGCTTAATTCGGCGTAGAAATGTTCGGCAGCACCGCCGCGGAAGGTCCGGTAGAGATAGTCCCATTTCTCCCAGAAATGTCTGAACTGCGAGCCAAAAACCGCATCACACTCTTCTTTGCTCCAAGCATTCCACATGTAATAAAAGAAGCTGGAGACGATCTTTTCCTGTTTTCGGGCTGTCATATCTGTTGCAGTTTTTCGAGAATCTCCGGCAGCAATACTTCTTCGGTGTAGAACTCGTCGTGCGTATATTCGCCCTGTGCGATGTATTTGAAGCCTCCGTCGGAACCTATCAGTAGCCTGTGGCAGTCCAGACTGCCGTTAAGCTGCTCCTCTTCATCCAGATTTTCTTCGTTCAGCTCCTCTTTGCCTATCTCCACGAAGGCCCAGCGCAGCTCACCCAGCAACTCGTCGATGTCGGGTAGGTCGTGCCGGGACGTATCATAGAAATCGACCGCCCAGTCATGGAAACTCAGTCCCCGGAACGAGCTGTCGCCTACAAAAGACCGGGCTGCTTCGAGCCGCCGGAGCTGGTTTTGTTTCCATTCTTCCGAAAGCGTGATGATCGCAAAGTCGCACGAATCCCATTCGCTGTCCGTGTGCGCCCTGACCAGAATATGAGAGGTCGGTTTGTCGGATAATTGCATGATGTTGAATTTTAATCCGTTGTCAAAATGTGAATTCCACCCAAACGACCCGATCCCCGCGAAGTAGTCGTTCGTGGTTCACGTCGTCGAAGCGGTGAGTGCTGTACTTTTTGGCCTCGCGGCTATACTCGCCGCGTACCCATACCGGGGCCGTGTCGCTGGGCGTAAGGCGGAAAAACTCGCCACGTTTGAGCAAGCGTATCGTTTTTGTCTGCATCGTGTAATTGAGTGTATTTGATAAGAAATAGTCTCAACTAAGCGGAATCGGTTGTAAAAAGGGCATAAAAAACACGGCCTTTTCGGCCGTGCTTCATTTTCCCGCTGTATATTGTTAGGTATGGGTCTGCCAAAGGTCGTCGCGGTTCTCTGTCCATGCGCAAGACTGGTCGGGCGAGCCGTGGTAGAGCAACCCGCCGTTCATGATGAGCTGCCCGTCGGGACTGTACAGTCTGAATCCGAAACTGTAAGGCGCGAAATCGCTGTGCAGATGGAGCGTGCGCCCGTCTCTCTCCCAACTTTGGAGCTTGTCGAGACACTCTTGCAGGGATTTGTCTCCAAGCGTCGCAGCGTATTCCTGCGCTTCGCGGAGCCGCTCTTCGCATTTGATTATCATAGAGAATGATTTTAGGTGATGTAACAAAAAAACGACCCGCATCGACGGGCCGCTCTGGTTCGTAAGTTAAGTAAGTATGCCTACCGCTTCCAGCGGAATATCACGGAGTTCTCCTTGCCGCCGCGGGTGTAGAGGAAGTCGTGCCGCTCGATGCCGTCGAGATGCTTCATCGCCGGGTCCTGCATGTGCGTCGTGAGGCTGCCGATCATGTAGTACGCCTCCACCTTGCGGGCGATTTTCAGGTTGTCCACGCCGTATTGGTTCCCCGAGGTCATGCCGGGACGCCATCGGTGCGTGATGTAGCTGCCGATGACCACCTGCGGGCGGTAACGTTTCACGGCCTCATGTGCATCCAGCTCGATGATGTCCACCGGATAGCGAATCGTGGGCTGCCGCATAAGGTCGTAGTATGCCTTGACGCTGGGCCACGCCTGCATCTTGTTGTCGGTTACAGGTATCCCGAGCGCACGGCCTATGACGCCCATGCCGGCCCCGATTTCGATGGCGCGTTTTCCGGCGATGATACCTGCGAGGTATTCGATCAGTTCCGTGGTCGGCATGGTATAGAGGCCGTACTTGTGCAGGAACATCCGAAGCTGCTCGAAACCGCACTCCTCGACCATTTTCGAGGGTATGGGCCGAATCAGGCCGGACGCTGCGCCTGTCAACTTTTCCAGACGGGATATGTCTACCGGTGAGGCGATTGTGAAATCTACCCCTATAAACCTTGCAATCATTTGTATAACAATTTGTTATGTCAAATATAGCAGTATCGGGGCTTCCCGCCAAATTTCCGACGGGAAAACAGCGTTCGTCCGCCGCGCTTTACCGTACCGTGCGGGCCGTGGAGAAAACCAGCTCGCTGCGCCGTTCGCGCCGGATGCGGGGCCGCTTGGCGCGAGCCGTGGCCAGCGCGGGATAAGCGGCGGCAAATTCGCGCCGCCACTGAGCGAGTTTGTGTGCAGGGATGCCCAGCCATGCGGGCATAGTTGTCGTGTTAGTCATGGTCGTAAATGATTTATGGTCGTTATGAAAAAGGCGCACCGAACCGATGCGCCGATAGTTTGCCACGCCACGCCTGCGGGAAAACCCTCGGCGAGCCGTGTATATCGGGCCGTGTAGATTAGGCCCCCTGCCCGAGAACCTCGGTGCGGATGCCGCGCGTAGGACCGTAAAGGTTCATGGCGAAATTGGCGTTGAAGGTGCGGCGGAACCCGTGTTTCTGGGGTTTCTTGCGCGGGCGCTCCTGCTGTCCCTGCTCGAAAATCTCCGAGCGGTACGGGAGTACGGTGTTCGGCTCCGGTTGCGTGTCGCGCTTTTTCGGGACGAAGAGTTTGGCCCATGTTTGTTTCCAGTTCTCCCACGTCAGGAGCTTTACCCAGCCGTTATGGACGTAGATGACGACACCGCGCTTCATGGCCTCGCAGACGATGCGGCCCAAAAGTGCGGAGGGGCCGCGCCAGTGCATGACCTTCGCGCATTCGTGGGAAACAGCTACGAAAAACTGTGTTTCGGAGTAGTCGATTTCGGGCACAGTTACCCCGTAGAGTTGGCAATAATTGCCGATGATTTGCTGCGGTTTCATGGTTTTGCGGTGTTTGTCTGTGAATTTCGCGGGGGAAAAGCGGCTTCGCGTCCGGGCATAATGCCCCCGCGATTCCGGCGGGAAAATTCTTTTTGCGTATGCGGTTTACCCCGTCGTGTGCAAGGTATGACGGGGCATTAAAAAACAGACCGCACCTTTTCGGGCGCGGTCTGTTCGCGGTTTGGATATGTCGGGCCGGTTTAGGCGGCGGCGGTTGCCGGTGCGCTCTTTCCCGATGCGGTCGGAGCGGTACGGCGTGCGGGCTTCGATGCGATCGCGGCTTCGCTCTTTTCGGCTTCTTTGTCGATGGCTTCGGCCTTCTTGACTATGAGGCTGCGATAGGTGAATTGCGCCATAACAGCCTGCGTGTGCTGGTGGATTGCCGCCTTTCGGTTTTCGGGTTTGCAGACGACGATATTGTGCCCGATTTTGACGTTAAGGCCCGTTTGCCGCAGGGGTATTTCCGATTCGAGTGCGGCCGCGATTTTCCCCTCGCTGTTGGTGCGGTAAATGAACCGTTCGCCCAAAAACTGATTGAACAGTTTGCGCTGGGTAATGTTGGTTTCGGCGAATGTCCGTTGCAGTTCGTTGCAGACGAAAAACTCCGCAAGCAGGAATTTAAGCACGGATTTTACGATGAATTGCGGGTCGGTCTTTTCAATCGGGCAGACCTCGATATACCGAATTGTGGTCGTTACCTCGCCCGTTCTGGCGTTGGTGCTGATGGTCTGTTTTGCCAGTACGACGGTGTTCGGGGTGCAAACGATGTTTTCGATTGCGGTGTTTTTCACGATGTTGATTGCCAATTCTTTCATGGTTGTAAGTTTTTGAAAGTTAAACATTTGTTTTTTGTTATGTTCGCAACAGGGCGTAATTTCCCCGTTGACGCTGTTACACGTTTTTTGCGGTTAGCGGGGAAATCAATCCCCGCAAACCTTATGTGTCAATCATTGCAACGCAGGGACACGGACGGGGTGTTTCAGAAACTACCCTAATGCGAGTATAACCCGCATAACGTTCGGTGTGCGTTCGCGGTGTTACCCGCGACAAAGCAACAAAGTTTCAAAGAGCGTTTTTTTGTTTCGTGTGTTCGGTCGTGTGTAGGCCGATTTTGAAAACAAAGATTAAAGAACGTTTGCAACTGCTTTCGCTTGTTCGTTGCGTTCGGTGATAGCTTAAAACCGATTTTTCGAATTTCCAAACATTTGTGAAAAATTTTTCCTACACGGGGCCTTTTCAAACCTTTTCTCAGTGGAACGCCTACGCGCGCGAGGAAACGCATGTCAAATGATTGATAATCAACGAGAAATAAAAAAGTGAAAAAATTTTTGTTTGGCTTGCTTTTCAAAGGGGACCGATTATTCGCATGAAAAAAGGCCGAAATTTCGACTTAATTGCACCTAACTCGTACTAATTCAATGTTTTACCTAATGTCGGTTAGTTGATTTTAGGGGCTGTTTCCGCTTTTTTGAGCGATGAACAACCGAAAAAGGGATATTTTTTTCACTTTGCAGTAAAGTGAAAAAGTGTAAATCATTGATTTTGTTTGTGTTATGTGAAATAAAAAGATCGGGGTGGGTATCCTCCCTGCTGCGTATTCCATTCGCTTCCCCGGGGTAAATTTTCAAGTCCCACTTTCTAATTATCTCGACCTAATTACAACTAAATATAAAGGATGCTTGTCAGCATTCTTTCTTCCCGCATATTATTTCTCAGATAAAGGGGATAGCGTATTTCATGCGTTTTCTCGCGGTTTGAATACTGATAATGCCGAAATCGAGATACAGGCATTTTTGCAAAACCAGAAAACGGTCTTCAGGCTATCCTTAACGACTATTTCAGATGGATGAAATGCAGTCTGGAAAGGTGAAAATGCTGATAGGTGGCTGAGATAAAATACGACTGTTCCCGGATCGGAGGTTTTTCGTTATTTTTAGTTCATGACGTCCTGTCAGCTTAAATAAAACTCAGAACTTCTGTTAATCTACCGAATAATTACCTTATATTTGCGTCTGTCAGTGCTGTTTAATGTATTGACGGAGCAAAAACGGCATGAGGAAGAGCAAAGAGCATATCAAGCGGTTTTTATCGACGGTACGGCCGTCTACAGAAAAAGATGCGGAGCGTATACGTCAGTTTTTTAGCAATCGTAAAGTCAAGGTAACCCTTACGCCTGATGATTCCGATGACAAACCGCGAAACACGATTACCTTTGAGCAACTCGAAGCGTGGTATACGGCTTCGCGTCCTACTGTCGGTGACGTGATTCGCATTCCGAACGGAGATCTCTGCCTGGTAACTCGTGAGCTGTGGAACTCCGTAGTCGTCGGAGTATCTCTTTCGCCGCGTGGAGAACTGACGCTTGCTGAACGCCATGTTTCGGACGGTCAATGGTCCCTCTCGTCTGAAGAAGACATCTCGGCTTTTCAAAAAGCGCTTTCTTCGCACGATTACGACTGGAACAGCCTCTATTACCGTTTGGAAAAGCGCAATATTCCCACGCAGCCCAAATTCGTCCGTCTAATGATTTTGGGGCGACCGGTAGGTGTTGGAATATTTCGATCGGTACTTCCCGATAATACACTGGCAATGTATTGTGTGATGATGGATGGAGCAAAAATCCGTTATCAGAGGGATCTGAATCTGGGTGATGCGGATGCTTTCAGTTTTGGCGATGCCTACGAAGCGCATCGGGCAGCCGTGCAGGAGGCTTTGGCCGAGGAAGGGCTCATCTGGCATTCCAAATGTTGCCGCATCGAAAAGAACTGCGCCCGAGCCAAGCTGGGTAAATCCTATTATTGGATTAACGGCTATCTGGACATCAAAGTTTCGACGGAAAAAAGCACCTCCAGCGACGATATTCGCTTCAAGCGAGGCAACTATTTCCTCAATCGTACTGTTGCCGAACGGGTGAAAGTCCGCATGATCGATCTCTGCAAAGACGAAATGACGGCCGCGGACAACTGCTGACCGCCACGCTTCGTCTATATCTCGATACTATCTCGTCTGTATCTCGTACAAGCGGTTACTAAACCCTCTTAAACCGTTATTCAATCATAAAAAAACAGATAAAGAAAAGCCGTCAGGCTTTTCTTCGAGCAACAGAGTCTTTTTGATACTTTTTCTTCAAGAAAAAGTATGTCTGTAGTCTGTATAATATATATCCGACTTTCCCTATACCCCAGATACCAATAAAACGGCAACTGAATAAAAACCAGATTTTACTCCCTCCAGCCCTGAAAATAAAATGGGGTTGCATGAATTGCAACCCCTCGTTCGGTTCCGGCCCGCAGCCCGCAGATCCGGCTTACAGCCTCAGTCGGTTAATCTCCTCGTCCGTTAGGTCAAGGAGCCCCTTGCTGAGCTGGAAGATGTGGAAATTGAAAAATTCAATGAGCCTGTCGACATTTCGCGTAGCCGATACGACCTGCACCAAACGTGCGTATGCCTCCTCGCAGAGTTCGTAATGCACGTAGTTGCGGCAGCTGTCGGTGGTCTTGATGACGAGTCCCATCTGGCAGAGTGTACGGGCGCAGCGATCGAAAGTATACTCTCGAAGCCCCATCCTCCGGCGGTATTCGGCGCGTGTAAAGTTCGTCTTCTCGCCGCGCCGGGCCAGATAGGCGATTTCTTTCATGTGCTTGAGGAACCGTTCCTCTTCGGGACTCAACAGGTATGAGAACCCCGGATAGCATTTTTCAAAAGATTCATAGCGTCTGTTCATCCTTCATTTTTTTCTGGTTGGGGTCTTCCGGCATGGCTTCATTGACATAGAAAAACTGCATTTTCCCTGCGATCATCGGCTTGTAGGTGTGATATCCCAGCGAACGGGCATACATCCCGACGTTTACCCTGTTGGCGATCCGGTAGGTGTGTTCTTCCATGTGGCGGGCCATTTCATCAAATGTCATTTTTCGTTTCAGTGCCATACGAATTGAGATTGGTTAGACTTGATTCTATCCAATAAGGATAGAGTCATCTCAACTGGTATGGTTATGATCGGATTCATTCCTATTCGATTCAAGAGCGTGGAGACAGTATTCCACAGCCTCGCGGTTCTCGGGTGCCGACCACGAGGCAATGACCTGCAGGATCGTGCGGGCTTGCAGTTGCGGGTCGGTGCGTCCTCCCGTAAGCAGATGCAGCCGCCCTTGTGTCGGGACCAGCCCGGCGTCGCGGAGCAGACACTGCCCGTCCTTATACATCACGCACCCGTCTTTGGTTGCCAGCAGTTGCACCATTTGCAGTTTTACTGTGCGTTTCTTATCTTCATCCCGCATTACAACGACTCCGGGGCGCATCATATTCCCGTATCCGTGCTGGTAGAGCCGTGCGATGTCGTGGGGCGTTCCCAGACACATCTGTTCGCGGCATAATTCGGAGCGCGTAGCGTCGACCGTTTCTACCTCTTTTCCCGCAACGGAGGCCAGTTCGCGCAGCAGCCGTAAAATTCCTTCAAGAGGGTCCATAATCAACCATTTCGTTTTGTCCACAGTTCGACGATGTACTCCCTGCCATGAGGCGTCCATCCATCGATCTTGTATTTATTCGTATATCGTGTTCGGTGGTTATACCATTCGTAAATGTGTATGTCTCGCAGGTGACGGTACTGAGCTTCTATGACCCACTCGTCGCGCACTCGTCTCTGCACGCCTTCTTCCATGAGAAACAGATTCAGGGAGATGGCACTTATGCCGAGTTCATTGGCAATCATCGTCGTGGAAAACCATTCCCGATCTTCGATAGTTTGTCTGTAATGTTCGTATTTGTAGCGGTTGGAGCTGATAAACTCGTTCTGTGTGCGTATGGTTTGCTGCTGGCTCTCGATCAGAGCCAGCGCATCCTCATAGTTAGCCGGCAATGGTTGCACCTGTTCCACAGTGTATGCTACGGCCTGTTCCGGATCGGATGTCCGCTGCTGCCCATCGAGAGGAATATTTCCGTTTCGGAGCAGGGATGCGAGTTTTTCACTGCACCATGCACCGAAGGGCGGCGAGAGCCATTCTGCGAACTGCATGCAAAGATGAATTTCGAGCCACGTCGCTCCGGAGGGACCGCGCGAAGTGATGATCTGACTTTGCTGGTCGGGCAAGGTTCCGTTTCCCACGAGCGTCTGCCTCAGACGGATTGTTTCGACGAGTTTGAGCCAGACGGCGGGTCGTTTGCCGAAGGGACGCGCCATTTCGGTTGCGTTGACCATATAGCGTTCGTTGTCAAGACGCACCGTAAAGCCATGGTCGGCATATTCGAGTACAAACGTATTCTGCGGAACGGCATCTGCGGCCCGTCCCACTCCAGAACTTTCCAAAGCAGAGATGTTACGAGCCTTTTGGAGCGTTTGTAACAGCTCCAGACTGCGTTCACGCAGCAATTTACTGCCACGGGCCATCCACTGCACAAACCTGACGGATTCATCCAGTGAGGCGTAAAGATTACGGGGATGTTCCGCATCGAGGATCTCCAGCGAGGGACATTTGCGGAGAGCCGTGCCGTCATGCACGAGAAGACTGCGGTTGAGCGCCGTGCACAGGTCGTTCACGCAGACCTTGCCGATATCGCCCTGCGGCGTACGGCTTACACGAATCATGTGTTGCCGGAACGGAATCGAGTCGATATGATTCATAAGATTTCGTCTTTAGGTTTCCTCTTTCGTCGCTGTGCACTCAACCGCCGCCGCGACATCTCCTTGGGGTCGTGATAGCGCCGCACTTCGCCGCACATGCGGTCGTACTCTTCGACGCGGAACGTCCCGAAATCCTCGTGCGGCACGATCTCCACCTTCTTCGGATCGTAATGCCGGAAATAGCAGCCGTAGCAGGAGATGTGGTGTCCCAGACAGCACAGGGAGATCGACTGGGCCGGAATGCCCATCGACTGGGAGGCGATATGCAGGGATTTGTGCATGGTGACCAATACGCCCTGCTTATTGAATACCAAGACGATTTTCGGATACTGAAAAATACTTTTTCCTACCATAATTCATTCAAGAGTTCTTAACGATCCTGTAAGTTACTGCCCGAAGCGGGCCTGATAGAGTAATCGGGTCATTTCGTCACTGAGCGTGACGCCGAGGCTCAAAAGCTCTTCCATGCGTAAAATCATATAGGGGCCGAACCATGGTTCGACATAAGTCATAAACGGAATGACGAGGCACTCTTCAAGATAAACCTCTCCCGAGCCATCCTTCACGGATAGTATCTCCCGCTCGAGACCGTGGGTTTCTATCAAAGGCGTAATCAGACAGTCGAGCCGGGAGAAGAACCCCTCGATACTGAGACTTGCATTGTCTGCACAAAGAAGTGGTTCCGACGCATTGAAATAGTAGAGACCGGTTTTCCGGTCGTGAAAAAATCTGATTCCTTCGACGAGCGGGAACTTACTTTCTGTACAAGGGGTCAGTTCCGCGGTTTGCATGGTTTCTTTTATCATAGTGCTATCATAGATGTCGGTGCAAATATATGTTTTAAGTTTGGAAATAAGATACTTTTTTGCAGATATTTTATTCGCATAATAATCTTTATATGAATACATTACAACAAAACAACATTGCAAAATCGAAGCTTTTGTATGTCAGTATTCACGATTTGTTTTTCGGCTCGTAGAACCTCGGATATTTGAAATTTTACGGTCAGCATTCGAATACCGCTCGTAATCAATTTTGCCCTATTTTTCCTACCCTTTTGCAAAGCGAAAAAAATGCAGGGGGACAATCTGAAGGGAAGCTTCAACCACCAATTATTGGAGTCGATTTTCAGTACGAGCAAGAAAGTCATTCAGGAATACGTGCGTGAAATCGAACGTTCGAACCGTTACAAATCAGTTCGCTCGAACGTCACGGAAGGTGTCGTTCTGGACGACCGCGCACGGTTGATCGATCTCTATGAAGCATGCCTACAACAGGATGCCCACATTCGGGCCGTATTGGAGACGCTCGTGAGCCAGATCCTCGGTGACCGTTACATGCTGGCGCGCCAAAACGAGAAGGGTAAGTACATCAAAGACGTGGCGCAAACCCAGAAGGTACAGGGCACACAGTTCGACAAGATTATCCGCGGTATCGTCGAGGCTAAACTCTACGGCTATACGTTGCTGGAGATTATGCCCGGCACGGACCCCCGCACGGGGCGCCTTCGGGAAGTGAATATCGTCGAGCGGCGCAATGTATTGCCGGACCAATGCCGTGTCGTGAAACGCCAAGGCATGTGGTCGCCCGGTTGGGATCTGACGGACAAAGCCTACCGCCGCAACTACATTCTCGTCAATACGGGCGATTTGGGGCTCTTTTCTGCCACGACACCACTGATTCTGGCCAAGAAGTTCACTGTGGCCAACTATGTGAATTTCAGTTCGACTTATGGTCAGCCGATTATTCACGGCAAGACCGTATCGGAAAGCAACGCCGACCGCAAACGTCTGGCGAACGAGATTGTCAATGCCGCACAGAACAAGGTCATCGTCACGGGGCTTGACGACGAGATCGATATCAAGGCCTTTACGATGTCCAACTCGGAAAAGATCTACACGGGGCTTATCGAGTTCGTGAACAAGGAGGTTTCGAACATGATCCTCGGTTCGGAATCCATGGCCGGGGCCACGCAGTCCTATGTGGGCTCGACCAAAGCGCATCAGGACATCTTCCGCGAGCGCATCGAGGTCTACCGCCGTTTTATCGAGAACGTGATGAACGAGGAGGTGCTGCCCTGTCTGGTAAGCATGGACTATATCGAGCCGGGGCTGGAGTTCAAGTACAGCAACCGCATAGAAATGAACAATGAAGACCGTATCAAACTCTACGGTCTTCTGACGGACAAGTACGAGATCGCTCCGGATGAGGTGGAGAAGGAGTTCGGCATTCATGTAGGCCGCCAGCTCAATGTCCTGCAGCTCACGGAGGGACTCGCGGCGGGAGGCTCCGGCGAGGGGCGCGTGAGCACCAACGACCGCCATATCATGTCCGACGAGGAATACTACAAACGTTATGGCCATGGCCGGGGCGCCCGCGAGGTGGTAAATTTTATACGGGGACCGAAGTAAAGGCCGCAGCTCCGCTCCCGGATAAAGACGACGGCACGTACGAGATGCTCTATGAAACTTTCAATCGCCTGCTCGCCCAGTGGACGGACAGTGCCGCACGGCTTTCGGCTTTCGAAGAGCTTATCGAACTGCGAGCGGGGACGCTTATCGGATGCGTACTCGATGGTCTGAGAATCGACATGGAGGGAGCTATCGAGATTCTGCGCGGCAAGAATGATTTCACGACCGATCTGGAACGCCGTAGGCGCGACATACTTGTTGCGGGGCTTGAGAACATGATCGATTTTGCGGCGGCTGAAGAGTACACCATGCTGTGCGAGATCCCGGCAAATATCGAGGAAAGAGACATGGAGCATTATGATCGTATTTTCAAACGCTACAACGGCTACACCGCCGAGCAGGAAAATCTCGACGCGCGATTTGCCGCTGCGATGGCAGCATGGTGGATTACCGTATCGGAAGAGAGCATATTGACATTCATGACACAAGGCGATGAGCGCGTGCGACCGTGGCACGCATCGTTGGAGGGCGTGAGTTACCCCAAACGGGTGTTTCCTGCGGAACTGATCCCGCCTATCGAGCACGGATGTCGCTGCTACCTTACGGCCACAGGGTTCGGAACTGTAAACGGAGCTATTCGTGAAACGTCCGCTGAAATACGGATCAACCCGACCTTTCGTGAAAGCCTCTGCCGGGGCGGACGCATCTTTGCAGCAGAGCATCCCTATTTCCGTCGTCCGTTGTCTCCTTCCGTACGACAGACCGTACGAAGGATCAAACAAAAATTCAATATCGCATGAAAGAGCTGACTCCCGACCAGTTTTTCAAACAATGGCTGCGGTTGGGGCCCGCCGCAGCTACGGTGAGCCATTTCGAGCGTCAAGTGTTCGACTTCACTTATCAGGCCGGACGTTTCGCCGAAGACCGCTTCCTGCAATCATTTCGTCAGGGCGGATTCTACGGCACGGGGCAACGATGGAAAGAACGTACCTCACGTTGGGGACGGCGCCGATCGCATCCCGTACTGCAACATACGGGGCTGCTGAAGTCGAGTATCGACGGAATGTTGCACAGCGATAACAAGAGTACGAAACCTGCTCCGGGGCGCAAAGCCGCCTTCCGCCGCTGGATAACCTACACTGTCGAAGCAGCCCCCAAGAGCGTGGCCATGAAGGGGCACCGCGGGGTGCGCCGCACGGGTTCCACGACCTATGCCGCCGTGCATAATGCCCCGGACGGGACCTATTGGAGCAACCAATACCACAAGAGTCGGTCCGTGCAGCGGCAGTTCATGGGACATAACTCCAGACTCACAGCCGAGATTGCGCGCTACTACGCATACATTTTCAACGGCCTCCCCGGAATACCCAACGCACCTACGCCATGATCAAAGAAAAGAAGGAGATACGGCACGTAGAAACAAAAGCGGCAGAAGCGCCCAACGTAACGTTGCCCGAAGAGGTGAGGCAGAACGCACTTGCGGAGATGTATTTCGCCGTACGACGTGCTTTGCTTACGATCCGCGAGCGAGAGGATGATCCGCAAAGTCCGCCATTTTTCAAAACCGTCGCCATAGACAACGGTCAGTTCGCGCGCATCATCCTCGAAAACAATACCGAGTATGAAGTAGCCTTCCCCGCCATATTCATCCACTACACCAACGTCCGCTATCTGGTGCAACAGCAGCGCATTGGCGAAGGGCGTGCTACGATGCGCGTACGCTTTATCCTCGATACTTTGAACAATTCCGATCCGGAAGTCGAGACATGGCCGTTCGAGGTATTCCAGCGGGTCAATCAGGCCATTCAAGATGCAAAGGACCATGAGCCGGCGCTCAACGAGCGGTGTCAGTTGCTGTACTTCGACATGCCTACCTCGACGAGTATGCTGCAAGCCTATTGGGTAGACTACGAGGTATGGTTCCGTGAGACATCCGCATGGAAGTACCGCAACTGGGTGGAACGCTATCTCGTCATGCCGCCCTTTACCGATCACAACGATGCTCCGCAACATGACTCGGAGGGACACGGCAGCCACCGTAGTCCTACGGACCGCGAAGCGATACGGATACAGCCCTCCGTGGAGGGGCCCGATCCGGAACTCCCTGAAGAGAACGGAGGATAAAACACGAGCGGCAACTTTGTAGATTGCCGCTCGTGTTCCGTCATGTTCGCTCAGAGTATGATCGCCTTTGCCGGATCGAAGCTGCGATGTTCGCCGAGCGAGACATAGCCCAGCTGGTTCGAAAGGCACTGCGTACGGCCGATCATCCGGTCGATATTGCGGTGCGAATGTCCGTAGATCCAGTATTCGACGGGGCTGGCTTCGATGAAGCCGTGCAGATCCGTGACGAAGGCGCCGTTGAGTGGGCTGCCCAGAAACTCCGGGGCCAGTAACTCGAAGCTGGGCAGGTGGTGCGTTACCACGACGATATGTGCTGCCGCGCTGCGGCGTATGGCGTTGTGCAGGAAGTGGAAACAACGGAAGTGTTCCTCGTTGAAGCGCACCCAGTCCAGCAGCCTGTCGCCGCAGCGGATTCGGCGGAAGTCGTTGACGGCAGCCTGCGTATGGAGAGCCATTTCGATGTTGATCGTCGACCACATGGGCGAGAGAATCAGTTCCGTATCCCCGAACGTCAGCGTGTCGTTGTAATGGTATGCGACGTTGGAACGTATCCTGAGCCGCCAGCCCTCGTGCATCCCGTCAAGGTCGAAACCGCCGTAGAACTCATGGTTGCCGGGGATGACGGCCACCTGTTCGTAATGATCCGACGCCCAATCCCAGAAGGGGTGCTTCGTGCACTCCTTGCTGCCGAGGTAATGGCTGTCTCCGGCCACGACGAGTACATCGCCCGTAACCTGCAAGGGATGATCCTTCAGGTAGCGCGTGTTCTCGGCCAGTTTCAGATGCAGATCGGAGGCGTATTGGAGGCGTAGCATGGCTCGAAACGGCTAATAAAGCAATCCGAGCATCCAGAGCGGAATCTTATTTCCGAAGCCGAATTCGATATCGTCGGCAACGACATATGAATTTTCGACTCCCTGAATCTGCTGATTGGTTTTTCTTTTTCCGCCGATTTCAAGCGTATATTTTCTGTCCACCAATACATCGCCCCGGTCGATATAGTTTACCGTATGCTTGTATTTGAGCTGGTTGATGACGAACGTTTCGCGCATGTTGCCCATATCGGTATTGTCCGGCGCCAGAACATAGGCCATATTGGGATTGTCCAGATAGATCTTATCCGGTTTCTGGAGCAGGGAAATACCGTCGTTCTCCTTGTAAATGGTACTCAGCAGTCGCGCCTCAGCCAGATAGTACAGGTATGCGATCAGCGTCTGGCGCGATATGCCTATCCGCTCGCTGAGCTTATTGACATTGGGAATGAAAGGCGCGGACGACGCCACGATCTGTAACAGCTGCTTTATCTTTTGCACATAGGCGATATCCATTCTGCGGAGTAGCGGCAACTCGATCTCCAGAATCATATTGACCACCTCTTCGAGCCGGGAATAATACTGCTTTGGGGTTTCCAAATAGAACGGGTAATAACCGTTACGCAGGTAGTCTGCAAAATATTTCAGCGGCTTGGTACGGGCAAGCACTTCGCGTGAGATCGCCGTATGGTCGTTCAGGACTGCCTCCAGTGTTACCTTCTCCAATTCCGTCTTATGGTACATGCCCATATATTCCCGGAAAGAAAGACCCTGCATTTCATAGACGATGGCACGGCGCGAGAGGTCGGCACGGGCATTCAGTATCTCCAACAGCGAGGAACCCGTGAAGACGATTTGCAACTGCGGGAAATCGTCATAGAGGTTCTTTATCTCCTGCGACCACGAAGGGTACTTATGCACTTCATCGAGAAAAAGATGACGTCCTCCCCGTTTGACGAATTGGTCTGCCAGGTCGTAAAGTCTGTGACTGGAAAACCATATATTGTCCAAATTGACGTACAACGCCTCTTCGGAATCTCCGTAATGGGTCTTGACATACTGAAGTATCAAGGTGGTCTTGCCCACGCCTCGTGCCCCTTTGATACCTATAAGCCTTGAACTCCAGTCGATCTCCGAGGCTAAAGAACGAATGAAATCGGTCTGGACGAATGATAAACGCTGTAAATACCTTTCACGTAATGATTCCATACTTGTTCTGTTAAGTTCACCTTGCAAATATACATATTTTCTGTTAAGTGCAATTAACAGTCTCCGCCTATTTTTGCAAAGTCCGGATTTCAATCCATGAAAAATGCCATTTTTTCGGAATACAATCCAAAAATATAAGGGGAAAGCCTCCCTTAAACCCTTTCTTCCTCGAAGCTCTATCCTTCCCAAAAGGCAAGGATGGAGAGGCAATTCAAACATATCACAGGCGAGATGCGCCGCGGCGAGGTCGCTACGCTTCGCTTCTACGGTAAGATCACCGAAACCTCGGCCGCGCACTTCAATGAGGAGTTCGACTATGCGGAGAGTTGTTCCCCGTCGCTGATCCGTGTGCTTATCAATTCCGAGGGCGGATCGGTGCTGCACGGCATGAGCATATATTCCACGATCCGCAATTCCCGAATACCTACCGAGTGTATCAATGAAGGTATGGCCGCATCGATGGGATCAGTGCTTTGGGCTGCCGGTGAGCGGTCGCTGATGCGCGACTATGCAATCCTTATGATTCATAACCCCTTTCTGCTATCGGCCGAAGACGAACGGGCCAACGACATGGTTACAGCCTTCACACTCCAGATCCGCACCATATATCGCAAACGGTTCGGTCTCACGGAGCAGCATGTCACGTCGATCATGGACGGAAAGGCAGGGAAAGACGGCACCTACTTCGATGCCGAAGGTGCCGTTGCCGCAGGTATCATTCCGCAGGAGAACATTCTGGAGACCTCACCCCAGTTGCGCGAGAGAGTTCGCACGGAACTCTCCGCATTGGAAGACGCAGTCGCCATCCGTTCGATGATGGGCCGTATCAGTGCCGAGGCAGAGGGTTTCAAACCATCCGGCATTTCGGAGCCTACTCTTAATCGAACCATACAAAAACACAGTACGATGAGCAACGAAAGCAAAACTTCGCCCGAATATTCCGCCGTAGCGGCGACTCTCGGCCTGAAGGACGACTGCCAGCCCAAGGACGTGATGGCCCGCATCTCGGAACTGATCTCCATGGAGGCCCGTTTCCGCGAGACACAGAAAGAGTTGAGCGACACGAAGACTGTCATGGCAGGCAAGGATGCTACGATTCAGAACTTACAGACCAATGTGGCCGAATTGACCGCCTCCCTCAAGGTTTATCAGGACAAGGAGGCGCAGGAAAAAATCGCCCGTATCGAGGCGATGCTCGAAAAAGCCAAGAACAAGATCCCGCAGGAGGACCTTCCCAAGTGGCGCAAGCTCGCAGAAGAGAATCCCGACTTGGTGGAGAGTACATTAGAGAATATCCCCGCCGTCGAGCAGATATCCAAAGAGATCGCCTCGGATCAGGCCGGTGTGCAGGCTGCCGCTGCGGCGGCCAAAACGGCAGAGGAGAAGATGGCTGAAAAGGTCTCGAAAGTCGTGGGCGAAAACTTCGAGTTCCGCACGCTCAAATAGTCCATATCCAATCAGCAAGACGCGGTCCGGACCGCCACCAAACGTAACTGGCTATTACGGTTGTGACAGATTACCAAGCTGAACATTAGAACACTAATTGTCACAACGATAATGGCTGACACGGTAACATTCTTACAAAACGGTTATAACGGAGAGGTCCTCGAAGACCTTCTGACCTACACCGCTCAGGGCAACGACACCTTCCGAGAGGGACTTGTCCATATCAAATCGGGAATCCAGCACAAATACACGTTGCCGGCGATCAAACTGGGCGATGTCATTCAAGACAATGTCCCTACGCCTTTGAGCACACATGGAGCCAAGGGCGCTAACGGGGAGAACGAATACCAGTTCACGGAACGCTACCTCGAACCGCAGGAGTTCATGGTCTATCTGGAGTTCAACCCGCGTGACTACGAAAAATACTGGAAGTTCGCGCAGCCGGACGGCAACCTTGTCTTCCGGGAACTGGACCCCAAGATTCAGGCTACGATGCTCCGGCTGCTGATGGATAAGAAAAACGAGTATATCGGCAACGCCATCTGGACTTCGGCCAAGGGCGGCAAGGCTGCGGCGGGGATCACGAACCCCGCAGGCTGTATCGAAATCGGACGCGGCAAGGAGAAGTATTTCGACGGCGTGATCAAACGCATCATAGACAACGTGAACGCCACGGACGCCGAGACTGTTGCCGGAGGCCAGTGCATCGTCTCGGGAAATACGGAGCTCGCGGACGGCGCAGCCGTAGAAGCGGCTCTCTACGCCATGTGGAAGAAGTGCCCCAAGCAAATCCGCAAGAAGTCTTCGCTCTCTTTCATCATCGGATGGGACGCATGGGACGCTTATGACCAGTATATCTCGGACAAACAGGTCAAGTATTCCGAGAATACCGAAGTCAACCGCTACCGGTTCAAGGGCAAGAAGATCATACCCATTGTAGGTATTCCGGAGCACACGATCCTGCTGGGCGAGTTTTCCACGGGAATGGAGTCGAACTTGTGGCTCGGCGTGGACTACGCCAATGATACCGAGGTGCTGAAGGTAGACCGCCTGCAGTCCAACTCGGAGCTCTTCTTCTTTCTGATGAGGATGAAGATGGACGTGAACATCGTGCGTCCCGCAGAGATCGTCATCCACACGGCATACAAGAAATCATAAACTCACTGCGAACTAATCCGCCGGGGACCGGGGCCGGACTCCGATCCCCCTTTTTCAATCGCACACGACCTATGGCAAAGAAAATAACCGCAGATACCGCTCCTGCGGCTCCGATGGCTGCGGAGGCGATGCCGGCCCCGGCGGCCGAGTCCCCTTCAGGCGATGACAATGCGGCTGGAAGCCCCGAAAACGAAGTCATTCCCGATTCGGATCAGGACGTCGATAATCCGCAATCCTCGGTGTCAACGCCCGATTATGCAGACCATTTGTTAGGAGTTTTCGACCAGTATCCCAAACTCTATATCGACCGTCAGGGAAGTACCTACACCGAAGATACTCCGGCATTCATCCGCGCGGATTCCGCACTTTTCGAGAACCCTCACTACAAAGCATAAACCCCGATGGCATTAGGAAACGTATTCATCAAAGACGTCGACGGCAACATTCCGTATCAGTCGCCCTCCGATCAGGAGCGTGTCACGGGTTTGCTCTTCGATGTATCGCTCCAGCCGGAACTCTTCACGGTCGGCTATGGCAAGATCAATGAGAATAAGCTCAAACTGAACGATGTGGTGTATATCACCAGCCGCAAGTCCTCGATAAACGATTTCGGCATTATCGAATGGAGCGACATCATGGACCCCGATCAGGAAATGACGGAGAACTTCATGTACGGCATCCCCGCATACCACATCCGCGAATTTTTCCGCATGTCGGGCGGTGTGGACAGTAACGGAAAGCTTTATGTCATGTTCGCGGACTGCTCTAAGGACTGGGATGCCATAGACATCATGCAGCGCGCTGCAGGCGGCATGATCAACCAGCTTGGCATATGGACCGAGCAGCCGATCTGGAAGCAGAGCGGCGAAGCGGAGCAGTACAACCTGAATCTCGTAAAAAGTCTCAACGACAAGGCCGAGGCTATGGCCTCGCAGAACCAGCCCCTGTCGATCATACTCGCGGCGAACCCTTCAACGACAGGTGCCTCGACTACTGCGGGCAAACAGATAGACCTTTTGAAAATACCATCGGCTATCTGTGAGTCGAGCCGTGTGAGTGTCATCTTCGGGCAGTCGGCCTGCAAGATGGTTCATCGAATACAGCACCGCAATCCGAACAACTCTCCTGTCGGGTTCCTCGGAGCCGTGATGGGAGCCATAGCCAAGGCTAACGTACAGGAGTCCGTAGCGTGGGTCAAGCAGTTTAATCTCTTCGCAGATGACTTCCAGGAGATCGAGCTCGGGTTCGGGGACACGAACCTCGACGCCGACGATGAGTTCGTGAGCCTAAACGCTTACGAATCCCTCTCGCTGACTCTGCTCGACGAGCTCGATGACAAGGGATATATCTTCCCGATCAAGTATGCCGGACGCGAGAACGGCATCTACATCTCGCGCGACCAGACCTGTTCGCACGGAGACTATCGTACCATCGCCCGTAACCGCACGATCAACAAGAGCCGGCGTCAGGTGCGTGAAGCGCTGCTGCCGTACGTGAACTCGCCGTTGATGGTCAATCCTTCGACGGGTTATCTGGCCGCTTCCAAGATCACGGCTTTCAAAACCCTGATCGGCGACATCCTCGCAAAGATGCAGGCCGCACAGGAGATCGCAGGATATGCCGTAACGATCGACGAGAAGCAGAATGTATTGGTAGACGATACGCTCCGTATCGGATACGTTATCGTCCCGGTCGGCGTAGCCACACAAATTTACGTCGAAGAGGGACTGTCATTAACCGCAAAATAATCGCACTATGCCTGTAATCAATAACGTAGCCTATTCGTGGTCGATGATCACCCTCTCCTCGACCGCTCTGGGCATCGAGGAGGGATCAACCACACTCGAAGGGGTGTCGGGCATCAAGTGGAGCCGCAAGCGCAAGATCGAAAGCAATTACGGTCTGGGCGGAAAACCCGTAAGCCGCGGATTCGGAAATATCGTCTACGAAGCGTCGATAACGATGGACTACGCTACGCAGCAGACGCTACGCTCAATTTACGGTTCGTTGTGCGATATCGGAGAATTCGATCTGATCGTGTCATTTGCAAATCCATTGGCGTCAGATGATTGGACCACAACTTCGGTGGTCTTGAAGGGTTGCATCTTCGATGAAGATGCCATGGAGAGCCAGCAGGACGACACGAACATCACGCATGAATTTCAGCTTCATCCTTTCGACATCCAAATCGGCAGCTCGACACTCTGACGGAAAATCGGCAATACAAGAAGAGAAATTATATATGGCCCCGGGGGGCGCAGGTATTCATGCCTGCGCCCTCCGCGTTTCAGAAGGTTCAGGAGATGCATACCTATCTGGCGTAGGAGAACCTGTCATCCGTATGATTTAAGAAAAACAGGTTTATTATTTGCTGTAATTTTACACTCGAATAATTAACTTTCAAATTTATGGCCAGTGTAAAACTTTTATTGAACAAGTATCGTGCACGTCGAGACGGTACTTATCCTCTTGTATTTCAACTGATCCACAACCATCAGAAGAGGTTGCTCTACACACCCTATAAACTGTATCCGGAGGAGTTTGATGTCCGGAACGGCAGGGTGCTTCATCTCTCGAACGACCGTCGCAATCTGCTGGAAGTGAAACGTATCAATCGCGACCTTGCCCTACAGCGTAAAAGCCTCGACAAGCATATCGAAGCGCTCGAACTGCGCCGGGAGGAATACACCGCGGCGGACGTACTCTTTCGCTACCAGGTCGAACACGACAACCTGAGCCTGCTGCACTATGTGGATATGCAGATCGGACGCAAACAAAAACAGAACAAATACGGCATGGCTGCGGCCCTGCGCAGCACACGGTCGTCGTTGGCGACATTTTCCGGTCTGAAGATTTTGCATCTGAACGATCTGAACGCCCCCTTTGTCCGGGCTTACGAGGATTTTCTGATGCAGCGTGGGGTCTGTCCGAACACCGTCTGTTACTATATGCGGAATCTGAAATCGATCTTCAACCAAGCCGTGTAGGACGGATATCTGATGACAACAGTCAATCCGTTCCGCTTCATACGGGTCAAACAAACCAGAACGGTCAAACGTGCACTTAAGCGCGATACGTTGCGCCGGTTGTCAGACCGAGATTTCTCGCAGTATCCGCACCTCGACATGGCGAGGGATCTGTTCCTGTTCGGATTCTACTGCCGGGGTATGTCGTTCATAGATATCTTGCACCTGAAAAAAAGCGATATTAACAATGACGTAATCGGCTACCGCAGACACAAAACCAACCAATGGCTGCAAGTTGCAGTAACGCCGCAACTCGAACGGCTCATGAATAAATACTCCAACCCTTCGCAGTATGTGTTCCCGATATTGAAGGACGTTCCGGAAGAAGAGCAATACCACATTTATCGTCTTGCGTTGGAGCGTGTTAACAGAAATCTTAAAAGAGTGGCTGAAATGTGCAATGTAGCGATTTCGCTAACCACACACATGAGCCGCCACAGTTGGGCTACACAAGCAAAGGAGATAGGGGCTCCAATTGCCGTTATCAGTGAAGGATTAGGACACACTTCGGAGAAAACCACCCGGATTTACCTGAAAGAGTTCGATCGTAGTATCGTGGATGCAATCAACGAGAAAGTTTCTGCATTGTAACAGATACACGCAGGTAAAAAGCTATCCACCGTGTATATTCATATTTTTTTGTATCTTTGATAACCTCTCTATTCACAATAGAGATTGATACTTTCATTACTGCATCTATTTTCGATTGCAAAATTACCTCATTCGATTAATAATAAAGCTAATTTTATTGCCATTTTTTTTATCTTTTCAGCCAAACTGTCGTCCCCCCCCCTCTATAGCAGCAAATTTGCTTATTTTAGATTTTCAACGGTTTAATATAACCGTTTGAAGAATAAACATTTAACTGAGTATTTGAGAAACAGTGGTAACGAGTTAGCAACTGTGCTATTTTCAGCGTTTTGCGGTGCTATACTGTCAAATAACTCTTTCATTTGCAAAGTTATTACTTTTTATTGAAACGCACACTTTTCCGATATGAAATTTAACAAAAAGTCTCCAACAAATATATGTTAGAGACTTTGATTCATTACAATTGGATTTTTATTTATTCAAATGACGATAAACTATATTTGATATATCTGCCATTATTTTGGCGTTATCATCATCAGACTCACGAGAATCCTTTATCAAAACGACAATGTAGCACTTCTCACCGTTGGGAAGATATATCACTCCTGCATCTCCCTCGCTTATCTGTATGCCATCAGCAGTTCGGTTAGAACGTCCCGTTTTATGCCCAAATTTTATATCGGTAGGCAACCCCGCTATTAGTTTGTTCTTGCCAGACACACAATCAAGCATGGCTGTCTCTAAAAACGCAAAATGCTCTTTTGTCAAAATATTTTCTGTATGAAGTTTCTTGAGCAATTGCGCAATAGCTAATGGTGTGCTCCAATTGTTGTAGCATAACATAATGTCCGTATGCATGCTTTCCTCTGTCTCCGTGAAATTCATATCCTTTATCCCAAGAGATTTTATGTAGGAGTCCACTTTATCAATACCACCAACAAACCTTATTAACCAATCGCATGTGTTGTTGTCGCTAATCGATACTGTGTATTTGATTATATCCCTATAAGATATACGAATCCCTTGGTCGGGATATTTATCCCTTAACGGGCTATACGTGTTTTTCAGCATTTCTTTCTGTTTGATATACACCATTTTGTCCAGCGGAATATTCTCTGCTTCCATTTTTTTCAGAGCTGTCACTGCTATATGGAATTTGAATACACTCATAGTGGGATATTTGTCCTCGTTGGCAATGGCAATTATATCGTCATTATGGATAATTGCTACCCCGACAGACGCTTGCTTCCCTTTGATAATCTTTTCAATTTCTTGGGTCATGTTCTGCCCGAAAGCCATAATGCTGCAACAGCAACAAAGCATAACTGATAATAGCGTTTTTGTCATGTTCATTTTTGATAGTGGAACTTTTTGTTTCATATAGTTTTCTTTTTTGCTTCTTAGCCCAAAGAAGCGGATGCTCAAATGCAGAAACGTGGACTACCAATGCAACATTCTAAGTCGAAGGTCGTAGGAAACCTAAATGCACGAATGTAGTATAGCAGCCCACGCTATATGCGTGAGAACCACTATGCCATCCTTGTGCAGTGTCTTGAATTTCCTACGTTCTCGACTTACAAGAAAGCATAACGCTTCTTTTTCTTATGTCTTGGATAGAGTTGCCTCAATCCGAGTGCAAAAGTACAAAAAATCCGTGATATGTCATTCAACAATCACGGACTTTATTTTGATTTACAGTTGCATACCTCTGTTTTGTCTTGGTTTCGGTATTCCGATAGCTTCCCTAAACTCGTTCATCTTCTTTCTGAACCAGCTTATATGTGATACTCCATCAATCTTGAAATCGAACTTTCCATTTTCATCCTCTTTAATGGAGCAGACGGCACGTTGGGTTTCAAAGCCTTGGTTGAACTCGGAAGAATGTAGCTTGCCTTTTATGGGAACGTCCTTGAATGTGCATAATCTTCGGATAATATCGTCATTGAAGCCCAAGCGTTCACGCAGGAAATTTATTGTCGGTATCAGCTTCTCCACATATGGGAAGTAGCGTTTCACAAAGTCTGTAAACTCGGACAATTTGCGGTGTCGCAGCTCGTAAGCGTCTGTTATCTCCTGTATGTGTTTCGCCTGTTGCTGTTCCCTTTGTCGGGCTTCTTCTTGAAGTTCTGATACACGCTCATGCAGATTCTTGTTCTCCCTCTCCAGCGTCTTGACCTTGTTGCTGCCGAAAAAAGAACCGACACTCTCGGCTATGTTGGTCGCTGCGGTCGTGGCTGCGCCTTTCAGTTTCTCAGTCTGCACCTCTTTCTTGGCTTGGCGGAGTTCCTGCCGTGCCGCTTCTTTCCGCTCCTGCAAATCTACCACTTCCGCTTTGAGGCTATCGACAAGTTTCTGTGTGTCCCGATAATACTGCTGCGTGGACTTGTGCCGTGCCGTTGAACCGTCTATGCCACGCTGCAATCCGTACTTTGCCATCGCAATGGCGTAGGTATCTTGGTAGGTCTTCAATTTCAGCCGTGTCATAATGTCATCGGCACACAGTCTTACGGTGTCGGTCGGCTTCTTGCGGTAGCGTTTCTTTGTCTGTTCCTCCCGTTTCCTGCGCTTACGTTCCCCCTTTACGATTGGAACAAGGGTGATGTGTATGTGTGGCGTTTCCTCGTCCCGATGAAGGTGCGCAGCCACAATATTCTCCTTACCGAACATGAAGGCAAAGTAGCTCATGTTGTCGGCACACCACTCGTCCAATCTGCCTTCTTTTTCGATACGCTCCATGTCCTCATGCGTTCCCGACACGATGATGCGGATTGCCTGTACTTGGTTGTTACCGATTTTGCGTGTCAACCCTGCGTTTTCCAAACGGTGTTGGATGGCTGCTGTTCGGTCTTTCACTCCATCGGGATAGTCGATGAGTTTTCGGTTAAGATGCGTGCGAGTTGGATCGGCGTTCTTCGGTATGATAAAACGCTCGATGTGGGCGGTCGTTCCGCTGTCGGAACCGTGCGCCTTTTCCATATGTAATACGACAAATCCCATATATGGTTTTCCTTTCTTTTTTAGCTTGTGAAACAATGGTTGATTATTCTCCTGTACGGCTTCTGCCGTTGGCTTGGGAGAGTCCAGAGAGGTGCAACCTCTTTGGCTTATTGGGGAATTTTCAGCGTTGCTTGCAATGCGGCTCGGAAAATTCCCTAATAAGCTATGGTATTTTCCGCTTGTAAATATCCGCACGGCTGCAAGCGTTCTCACTCCCTACATCTTCAGCCCTCGCTTTTTCGGTGGCTGCATCATCCGCCTTGCGGATTGGACTTGCCTCTCCTGCTTCATCGGCTCTGCCGATTGGGACAAGGGCTTACCGCACAGGTAGTCGTTCAAGTCCTTATACTCACTATAGTGTATGGACTTGTCGGAAAGGCGTTCCCCGAACCTTGCTTGCAGATGCTCACAGGCTGTCCGTCCTGCCGTATCGTTGTCAAGGAAACAGCCGATTTGGGAATAGTCAGCCAATATGCCCTCCGCCTTTGCGAGATTGGAAACGGAGTTCAAGATGATATAATCCTGCGTGGTCAGTCGGGGGCATTGCGGATTGTTCCTCACACGGATGGAAAGGAACGAGAGGTAATCCATGAAGCCCTCGAAAAGATAACAGGTTGTCGGCTGTTCTCCACTTTGTCGGATATGGGTGATGTCCTTTGGAGCGACACAACCTTTGAAATAGCGGTTGCGCACCTCATAACCACCTGCCATATTCGGGAAACCGATGGCGAAGTATGGTCTGCCCTTGTTTTCAAAATGCAGTTCCTTACATTCCCTCTTGGCGAGTTCGGTGCTTATTCCTCGCTCCTGCAAATAGGATAATAGTACAGGAGAGGATAACTCCGAAACTTGCAGATGTCGGTACATCGGTTCTGAAACGGATTGCCGACCAAAAGAAAATGGTACATGGATGGCGGTGTGCAGATGCGGTGTCTGTTTGGCGATGCACTCCAACAGATACGGCACGTTGTCGGAGCGGTAGAGTTCCGAAGCCAATGCGATGATATTGCCACCCTTGCCGATGCCGAAGTCATACCATTGGTTGAGTTCGGTGTTTACCTTGAACGAGGCTTCGGCTTCCTCTCTCAGCGGTGACTTGTACCAAAGGCTGCTATCTTGTCGCTTGACGGGTGTGTACCCCAGACTTTGCAGATAGTCTGCTATTCTGATTTGTTTTGCTTCCTGTATTGTCATAATGTATATTCCTACGGATTTGATGATGGTTGATAAAGCGATGATTTGATGAACATATGGTTTAACACATTGATTTATATCTATATATCATCTCATCATTTATTCATCAAACCACTCACGAAAAGAGAAATTCATCGTTTACGGTGTCGGGCATGGTCTGTCCGTCCTGTTTTCTCCTTTCATCAGTGAGATACTTTTGATGAATGTTTGATGAGAATGTAAATATCTATATTTCAATATATTTATATACTTATTCATCATTTCATCAAAATAATCATAGTGTTTCCAAAAACGATTTTGTCACGGTGTAGAACCGTCCTGTCTTCCGCATGGGCGAATAGTGACAGTCACGGGTATAGTCCAACTGATAGGTGGTATAGGTAAGCGTGTTGGGTGCAGGATTAAGTTTCCAACACTCTTTCAATACCCTGCGTACTTGATGTTTCTCCACTTTTGCCTGTGAATACCGCAACAAAAGAAAAATATCGTTGCAGTCAAAAGAGAAAGTGTCCGTGCCTACACTTTCCATAATGTCAAGGATAAGCTCGTGCATCTCTATCTCCAATCTGTTGCGGTTGCTGCGGATAATCTTCTGCAAGGCTTCGGTATGCAGTAGTGAGGGCGTGAACCACATACGGCTTTTCTTTTCGGTGGATAGCTGCCTATGCTGTAAATGGTGGAGAAAAGCAGGTATCTCCGCTTTCAGTTTTTGCAGGAAGTCGGTATCATCCGACTGCAAGCGGTCTATCTTGCGCACCCAATAACGGGTTTCACCTGCATCAATGATGACAGGCAGGTACTCGTTGTTTGAACACAGCACGAATTTGGCGAAGAACGCAATTTCGTCACGGTCTTTGCCTTTGGCTTCCACCTTGTAGGATAGTGCCGTGCTCAGGTTCTTCAACCGCTCGCTGTCCTCCCGGCGGCTCAGCAATACTTCGTCCACCACGATAAGGAGTTTCCCAGCCCAGTCGGAATTGAACTGGCTGCGGAAATCCTCGTTGGTGTTGAATGTCACGTTATTCTGAAACAGGGCTTTCAGAAAATTGAGGAATGTACTTTTGCCTGTGTTGCGCTCCTCCGACACCAACAGCAGGATGGGCAACTTCTGAATGGGTTGCAGGTAGAGCAGTTGAAGATAGTCCATTCCCAACTCGTATTGCTCCCCGAAGATATGTTCCACCAATGAGCGGACAGAGGGGAAATCACCCTCTTGCGGTTGGTGGGGTATCGGCTCGTAGAGGTTAAGGAACTTGCCGATTACAGGCTGATAGCTGACGTGTTCGGGTACGGTGCAGAAGCCGTCATACTTGGGTACGCTGCCGATGTAGTCCTTGCCATAGTCTTGGCGCAGGGTCTCGTTGTTCCATGCGATGCGCTTCCTTACATACCCTCCGTTCAGTCTTGGCTGCTCCACAATCTTGTAGAGCGTTGTGCCGACACGGATAAACTCTTCCTTTGCCATGCCGCCATCTGTGGGCGGTCGGTGGCTGTCATTTACTTTGTTTGCTTCCATATTCCAATGATTTAAGTTTGAAAAAATGTCAGCTACAAAAGTATAATCAACTGTCGGATAAGTTGATACGCAAATCACAGCAGAACGCAGCAAAAAATACTTCGGGGCTGTTCGGGGCTGTAAAAACAAAAAATCCGAAGAAACAGAGCTGAAAACAGATGCTTCTTCGGGTGCGTGAGTATGTGTGAATGGCAATACGCCTATGCAAAGTATTTCGGATTTGCCGTATCAGTGATGTTCAGCGAAAAGAAGATGCCTGTTTTTTCTTTTCGCAAGTACAGTCTTTCAAGTATGGCTCTGCGAACCTGTTCCGCTCCGAATGTGTTGATGCGGAAAGCAAGGGCGATGATGGCTTCAAGACTGTAAACCTCCATGCTGCGTTTGTCCGACAGTTTGATGGTATGCTTTGTCTCATATTCCCTCAAAACACCGCTTTTACAAAGAGCCTTTATCCCTGCTCGGATTGTTGGGGCGATAACCCCGAACAACTCGCAGAGTTCCCACTCGGTCATGGCAATGGAGACTGTATCGGTCGGCAGGGCGATGTTGCCCTGTCCGTCCATCGTGATGATGCTTCGTTTCTCTTTCATCTGTATTCTTCTTTATGGGTTATCAAATGGCACTGCAAATGCTTTTCTCCATATCCCCCAACTTGTCGGACAACAGTTCCAAGTCCTGACTTATCTTTTGGGCGGTTATCTTCGCGTAGATTTGAGTGGTCTTTATGTTGGTATGCCCCAACAGGCGGCTGACGGTTTCAATGGGTACTCCGTTGGATAACAGTATGGTAGTTGCTGCCGAATGTCTTGCGACATGATATGTTAAATGTGTCTTTATACCGCACAAATCGGCTATGGCTTTCAGCTTTTTGTTGCAGGTCGTATTACTTGGCATGGGGAAAACCTTATTGTCCTTTGCCATCCCCTTATACTTCTCTATAATCTTTCGGGGAACGTCCAACAGACGGATATTCGATTCGGTGTTGGTCTTCTTTCTTCGGGTGATAATCCATAAGTTACCGTCAAAGAAAGTTTGCAGGTTGTCGGTGGTGAGGTTCTTGACATCGGAATATGCCAACCCCGTGAACACCGAAAACAGAAACAGGTCCCTCACAAGCTCGTGGGTCTTGTCGGGCATCTCGGTATTCATCATGGTGTGTATCTCCTCTTTCGTGATATACCCCCTGTCCACGCTTTCGGGAGAGTTGATATACCCTGCAAAGGGATTGAACGGCAGACGACCGTCATTTCTCGCTATGGAAATGATGTGCTTCAACACAATCATATAGCCCCAAATGGTATTAGTGCGGCATTTCTTCACCGTGCGCAGGAAATACTCGAAGTCGTTGATGAACGTGAGGTTTAACTCTTTGAGGGGAATATCCTCACGCTTGTATGTATGGGGCAGGAACTCCCGAATATGCTTGCAGACGGTTATGTACCGTTGGAATGTTCCTTTGGCACGGCTGTGTCCGACTTTCTTTGCAAACTCCGCATTGTGCTGCTCAAAGAGTTTCAGCAAGGTTTCCTGCTTGATACCGATACCGAGATAGGCATCTTTCAGTTTGGCAGCGGTCACATATCCGTCTGTCTGCATCAGTTCTTGGTAGCGGCGGTTCACCTCCACCCGAATCTTGTCAACCGCACGGTTGATTCTCTGCGCTTCGGCACTCTTGCCCGAAGCACGGTTGTTCTTCACATCCCACAAATGGGGTGGAACTTCCATTTTGCAACTGAACTGCTTAATCTCTCCGTCCACCGTAAGGCGGCACATCAGTGGCAGGTTGCCGTTGGGCTTTGCACTGCCTTTCTTCACGTAGAATAAGACCTTGAATGTACTTCGCATAACTCACTTCTTTTTTGGTGACAAAATTAGTTTACCGTGAGTTACCAACAGCTACGCAAAATTACGCAAATCGCAGAAAAACAGATGCTTATTCTGGAAGTTCACACATTACGGCAGTAATGATGTGGTAACTGAACTCTTGCGTTGTGTGGCTTTTGGATGTCTGCAAACGACCTTTTCCACATCAAAAGCAAAAGCGTAACGACCACTCTTTCAGTTGAATCGCTACGCTTTTCTCAAATTTACTTTTTAGCTATCTGTTTATTTTAATCTTCTGAACGATCCTGTGTATAATTTGAGATACCGTTAATGCACGGAAAAAAATCGGACGGCTCGTCAATCTTTATCCTATCTCCATTTGATATTTTGCCAACAATTGTGTCGGCGTAAGCTGAAAATGCCGTTGGCAAAACTGGGCAAATGAAGCCGGTGATGCAAAATCCAATCGTTCGATGATATCGGCAATACTCACATCTGGCTGGGTTGCTTCATGAATAATCCGCTGACAGATTTGTTGCAGCATCCACTTCTGAGGCGAAACGTTAAATTCACGAGTGAACTTACGATAGAAAGTTCGTTGGCTCATGTTCGACATTTCGATCAACTGGGCCAATGATGTGCATTTCGGGGCGTTTTCATAAACAAATCCCCGAAAATCGAACGATTTGGCGATGATTGGGTAGAATAACGTCGCTATTTCTTCCTTCGTGTAAAAACCACGGAAATAGAAGAACACCTCTTTGTGCTTCAATTCGTGCAGGTGAGCACAGTTCATACCGTTTTTCAGACAATATACCAATAGGTCGAGGAATGCAGAAAGCGGATAACGGATTTTTACCGGTTGAAAATCGTATGTTAACTGCTCGCATAATTCATACAGATTTTGTAATATCAACTTATCACAGCCACTCATCGGCGCGGCAAAAGCCATATCCACAAATTTGAGCGGAGTGCTTGCTTTTCCAGAAATGGATGCCATACGTGGTAGAAGGATCATTTCTCCTGCTTGAAATGTCCGATTAACGAATTGATTGCAGGAAAGGACACAATTACCTTCCATAAAAAACACCAAATGATTGTTTTGTAAAGATTGATACATGATTTGCTCATCTGCATCGATTTCCCGATAGAGCCAGCCGGTTCCGATATCTGCCATGTAATGATTACACGTCAAATGCTCTCCTATATATAATAGGTCGTTTCGTAAGAGAGAATTTTTCATAGAGGTCTCTTTGTAGTTAACAATTATTAAAACATTAAATCACTCTTATGCATCTGATTGAGAATATGCCTTTTTATCATAGCAACTTTGATGTAAGTCGCTCGTATTCAATGTGCCATACAAGTCGGTTCATTTGAGTTTCTACATGTTCAAAATAGGTCGTTTGACGATCATCACCTCACCCACAATATCAGTACTAATTTTCATGTTTGCATTTTTCTGAATTACATGACATAATAATCAATTTTGCAAATCATTGTAATACAGTATAATATAAATACCCTCAATTAAACAAATCTCTATTGTGAATAGAGCCTTAACAAGGACGTTAGTGTAATTTGGAAAAGGATAGTATTGTCAACAATCTGTTTTAACAGACTTTATTAATTAAATTTTTAACCAATGAAAAAAATCGTTTCTTATCATTGATGATGACAGCAGCCATGTTGGTCGGCGCGACTTCCTGCGACAAGGAAGCCGGTAACGACGGTTCAGAGTCCCTGGGAACAGGGATGTTGAAGGTTACGCTCGACTTCGCAAAACCGAGCAGCAATGCTGCTACGTATGCTCCTACGGCATCGACGGCCAAACCGAGCACGACATGGCAGGGCAACATCAAGAGCCTGGCCATCTTTTTCACGGACAACACGGGTGTGATCAAGTCTGCGCAAACAATTCCGTACGATCTCAACAATGATCTGCTTGCGCAGACCAAGACCGTGCAGGGCGTTCCCGTGGGGACTTACGACGTTTATGTTTTCGCCAACTGGGATCAGGGCGACTATGACTGGAGCGTAGCTGCAGCTAAAGGACGTCAGATCAAAGACCTCTATATGAGGGCATTGACGAATGGCGATTACGCCGGCTACAAACATCAGACCTCGGAAGCGAATTCGAACGGTTACAAGGAGGCTCCCGAGGTGTTCGTCGCTAAACATTCGAATATCACGATTGCGGCCGATCAAACCGTAACTGACTCGACTCCTTATCAGCTGACCCGTATCGTAAGCCTCGTGCGCGTGCGTATTGACCAGAGCCAGGACAATGCAAACAACCACAATGACCTGATCAATTTCCAAGATGTGAATGCTTCGCTGCGTATTCGTCGTATCAACACGGGTATCAACCTGCTGTACACCGACGCTACCCGAACCACTACGACCAACCGTACGGAAACGGACGCTAAGAATGCTGTATTCTTCGCTAAAGGCGCGTTCAAGAACTCAGAGCCTACTGGTGGTTATAGTACCGGTACGGTCTTGACCGACCAATTTAAGTCGTGGAATGACGTGATCCTCTTTCCTGCCGGTTCCGCAACCGTCGGCGCCGAAAAACTCGACGTGGTAGTTACCGGTATCACTACTGCCGATTATGTTCCTGCCGGTTATCCTAAGACGATAGGTGGTGTATTAGTGGAGAAAGCACCCGCAGGTTCGCAGATTGCATGGGCTGGTGCCGTTACTGCCGAACTCACAGGTAACGGTATCCTGGAGTTGAATCTCACGCTGTTGAGCGCCGGTCAGTGGGTAGATCCGACTAATCCCGACAAACCGCTTCCCGAACCGCAGGAATACGGTAATCTGGAGATCAAAGTCGGCTTGGTAGAGTGGGGTGCTATCCAACAGGTAAATATTGAACTGTAG